TGTTTATTTTTGAAAGATATTTTGGCTTTAATTTATCATCAGCTTTTAATAACGTTCTGGTTTGGTAATGAATTATTTTATTATCTAGATCATAAAAAGGTAACACTAAACGATTTTTATGAGTTTTATCTTTTAATGAAACATATAAACTTTTAGGCTTGTTAACTGCTTCGTTTAATTTTCTATCTTTTATATATTTTAATGCAGTTTGTACTATAGGGTTACCATTAAAATATGTTGTTTGATTGTTGTCATATAAATTAATACTATCTTCTGGTAGTTTTTGTGAAACAATTTTACTTACAAATGCGTTTATATCGGTCTGTTCGCTTACATCTTCGGGTAAAAGATCATACTCATTACTTTCTTTAACAATATCTTCAAAGGTACAGTTAGCTACTTCCATTATCCAGTTAATAGGATTTGAATGCCAACCGCAATTATGGCAATGAAAAAAACTATCTTTTACGACATAAAATAATCTTCGTTTTTTACCCCATGATTTACCTTCCCTACAGATAGGACAACCGCCCTGATAAGTTTTAGCAAGACGGTTATACTTTGGTTTACCTGCGTACTGATAAAATTTTTGAATGATATAAGCTTCAGGTAAAATCATATACCTGATAATATGCTAGTATCAATTTTAATCAAGATTGACTAGGTGCATCTTCAATTGAAACGATACCTTTTCGAATAAAAGTACCGCTAGCAGGATCAATCCAGTGAGCTTCGGTATAAACTTTACCTCCACGCTCTATTCTATGCATTTTAGGAAAAACGGTTTCACCGGAGATCGGGCTTGCAATAGGAATCGCCCTAACCATGTTCATGTTATTGATATTGTTGTTCATATCTGTTGTTTATATATTTATTATTTAGTAGGTTAACTTTATCGACAACTTTTTGCATTACGTCATTAGCAAAAAAAGAACTAATCCACTTGTCTTTATTCTTTAAGATAGTACCAAGTTCATATTTTTTACATAAATCAAAAAATGTTGATGAATTTTTATCAGGAAGACCTTGTTTGGTTTGTTTTTTATACTCAATTTCCTCATCTTCGTAGTATCTCCAACCCACAGAAAGGTCCATCATCTGTTTATTATTTTTGTAAATGTTGAGATTATCGTCGGTTAAAATTTTCTCCCAACTACCTGCTTTATTATACTTCTCAATCAGATTTAAAGCGCGTTTATGACCTACTTTATGTAAACCCTTTAAGTTATCGCTATTATCACCAATAAGAGATTTGTAATCTAAAAAGTTTTCTTTCATCACACCTTTTGTATAATTAGAAAAGTTAGCTTCGGTTATAGCTACTTTTTGAATAGGGTTAAACACCATTGTTTTATTATTAATAAGTTGATATAAATCCTTATCTACAGATACAATTACGTTTTTAGTGACTGCAGTTTGATATTCAGTTACCAACCAACTAATAACATCATCAGCTTCCATTCGATTAGGGTATAAACTTTTGATACCCAGACTATCCAAAAGTAATTTTAACTCACCGTCATTTTGATGAGCTTCTTTTGCAATATTACCGTCGCGATTACTTTTATAATCACCGGTAGAAAGATTTTTTCGAAAATTAGTAGATGGGTATTTTAATTTTTTATCCCAAACAGCATAAATTACATCTGGTTTAAATTTATCTGCATATGATTTTATCGATCTCAAAAACATAAGAGTAGATAAAGAAGGATCTCCACTTCTCTTATTTTTGTTTACCCAAAAAATCCTATAAAGAAGATTATTTGCGTCGAGTATTAGATTTGTCATTCTTCGCCTTTCTCTTTTTGTTTGTCTTTTTAACAACTGCACCGGAAAGTTCTAATTCCCTTTGCTTAACAGCTCGAACGACTTTAGTCTTCGTATTGGTTGAAACGAATTCCCATTTAGAAAATACTTCTAATAAAGTTTCTATTTCTTTTTGAGACTTTGCCTTTAATATTTTATCTCTAATAGATAGCATATAATTATTATAGCGTTATCCGCTAGATAGTCAACTAATTAGTTAGTACTTTCGTATTGAGCTTTAATTACTTTAAAGACATACTTGGGCATTACTTCTACAAATTCTAAGAGTTCTTTTTCAATTCCTTCTTCGAAGTCTTTGATGGGTACTTCAAGTTTTTGGTTGTTTGGCAAAGTAAGAAAAATATACTTGCTGTCAATGCGATTGATGAAAGCAATAAAATGACCTGCGTAATCTCCATTTTTAACCGCGTACAGGTACCTTTCTTTCGGCTTCTGTATATTTCTTGTAAAATTTAATAATTTCATTCCACTCTTTTCTATCTTTAATAGATCTCGTAGGTTTAAAACCTAGTCTCTTTATCTTTCCGTAATTTAGTGCGTACCTATAGTCATGTCCAAGTCTATCATCAATATAACGGGTAACAGCGTTTGTCTTTGTGTATTTAGCTATCATCCTCGATATTTGATTGTTAGAATACTCTTCACCCGTACCTATGTTATATACTTCTCCGGGATCTCCCTTTTCCATTACCAAGATCACCCCTTTAGCATGATCTTGAGCATGTATCCACTCACGTTTATTTGTGCCATCCCCATAAATTAAAATTTCTTTATTATTAAAACTCGAACAAATTGATTTGGGTATTAACTTTTCAATGTGTTGATTAATTCCAAAGTTATTACAGCACCTTGTTATCTTTACATTTGTACCGTATGTATGATAATAAGAAAGCGCTAACATATCTGATGCAGCTTTTGATGCTGAATAAGGTGACCTTGGTTGAATAGGTTGTTTTTCGTTCCAATTTTTATCGTCTGACCTTAAAGTACCATAAACTTCATCGGTTGAAACATGAACCATTGGTATGTTTTTATCTTTTGCAATGTTTAATATGTTTGCAGTACCTAGTACATTTGTTTCAACAAACTTATTAGGATTTTTTATACTATTATCTACATGCGACTCAGCAGCAAGATGAATAATTTTATCTATCTTATGGGTCTTTAAAACTGAATTAAGTTTTTTAACATCTAGAATGTCTCCCCACACTCTCCACTGAGGTTTACCGTATTCAAAGTCCACGTAATCGGTTGCATAAGTTTGTAAATCGTAAATAAGGACTTTATATCCTTTATCATTCAGTTCTTTAACTAAATGACTACCAATAAAACCATAGCCACCTGTAACTAAAATAGTCATATGTCTTCCGTTGGCTCGGGATCAGAAAATTCGGTTTGAACTACTGTTGATTCTTGATTTTTCTTATCCAAAACAATATTTTTAACTAATTTGTCAATAAATTCCTGATTGATATCAGCAAACTTATGAATGTCTAAGTTACTAGCAAGAGTATTGTCCATAATACAGACACTACGACCGACTTTAGTTACTTTATTTTTCTTAAATTGCGATTCATCAAGAAATTTAATATTTTTTATATCCCAACCTTTAGGTAAGATGTCTGCTTCAAGAAGCTCTTCCTTATTATTGTTAAAAGCTTCAAAAAGCATTTTAGGATTAAAAGTGCCATTACTTACTATGTTGTATATACCGTATGGCATTTGATTTTCAGTAAAAGGCTGGTTTGTAAGAATCAAATTATAAACGAAATTAAACAAATCGTAAAGATAGGTTACACTATTATCAGAATTCAAGATATTTTTATATCTTGCCATTTTTAATATGGTATTTCTTGGGTGATAAATTTCACCAATAGGCATTCTTATGCGTAGATTGTATGTATTAAAAACGCTTGTTAAGTTTAACTCACCTGCATGTTTAGTTTTGCTGTACCAAGACGATTCATCATTAAACATACCGAAATTAGGTATATCAGTTTCAGTATACCCGGTTCCATCCTCTTTTGGCCCTGTAAAAATGCAACCTGATGAAATGTTTATAAAATTATTAATATCAAAATTAACGCAAGCACCTGCAATAACAGATGGTAAAACTGCATTATACAGATAAGCAAGTTCTTTATCGTTTTCCACATCATCAACATTTCGCTCACCAGTTACCCCAGAACAATTAATTACAGTATCAAAATGTATACTTTCACCAAGGTATGTATCTAAAAACGAATTTAACTCTACTGAATCTAAGTAATTTACTTGTTCGTTTGCAATAGAATGAACTTCAATATCTTCATCCTGAGAAAGAAAATTTGATAATTGTGTACCAATAAAGCCTTTTCCAATAATTAATACACGGGAAACGGGTTTAATTTCTGAACCATCATTCATATAAAGTTATTTTATGAACAATCCTTAAAATATCAATTAAAAAGGGTTATTATGACCACCTGGCCCTATTTGCGAAGCATATACCTTTTGCAAAAGGTTTACTAGCGCATCGTGTTGAAGATTATTATTACAATTAAACCTAACTACCCCTTCACCTTTAGTGTCGTAACCCATAATAATGCAACAATCCATGTATTCAGATATAACTCTATCTAGATTGTTAAAATTTTTAAGTTTTTCTCCCTGTTCGACGGTAAGTTTTCTTTTAACTAAATGTTCAAAAGCTTTCTTTACCTGTGCTTCATTTAAATCGAGAATTCCTTCATCGTTTTGTCGTGTAGGTGTCGGTTGAGGTTTGTCTTTTTTACGACCCATAATAATATTTAATGAATAATTAAACTCCTCAACTAATCTCTTCTTCTATGATGGTGAATTATCATACCATAGTCTTTTTCAAAGACAGACTGTTCAATGTTATATTGTCGAACTTCTTCGTCCTTTTCTAAACTAAGATTATTCATAAAATTAGGTGCATACTTGTTTAAAGGGTTATTATGGGTAGTCCAACCCTGACCAGTAAACTGACACGGAGATAAAAACGATTTAATATTAAATTTTTTTGTTAAAACGCTTAATATAGATTGGTCGTGTCTGTGTTCTCTAAAGCCTTTTACTTCTTTCTCACCACAAATACTTGGAAAATCAGACACACAACGAGGGTCTTGATTATAATATAACCATTCCTTTGCAACCTGTACAGAAAAATCGTTTTTTATCCAAAGTATAAAAGAACTTGCACGTGAAAAAGTTTCTTCATATTTTTTTCCTTTACAGCCCATATAGAAAAAAGTGTCTCTTTTAGTTTGATGTTTTTCTCTCGAATCAAAATGGTTACCACCTCTAAATACCATCACGCCTTCTGTTTGAGCGCAAAGATCTACTAAAGGTTGAACAGGTTTAACAAAAGAAGCCCCTGAGTCTGAATAAAAAACTAAGTCGCCTTCGTTCACTTTACTTAAAGCATCAAGAACTATATAAGGTTTCCAACACCAAAACCCCGCACCTTTACCTATTTTAAAAAGAAATTTATTTTTTTCTTTAAATTTATTATCAATATCGTCTAATGTGTATTCAAATACATCATCAAACCCACCGATTTCTTTTCCTGTATTAGAATTTTCAGCTTGTGATTTGACATATGTACCACTTGCATAACTGGTACCGCTTCCTTTTGCTCTAAAATTAATAAGTACCTTCTTCATTTACGTTTGAAGTAAGGCGACTTAGAATTATCATTATTAATTTTCCATTTTAGAATCATTTGTTCAATAATTGACTCCATGGATGGGGTGGTCATAACAAAATTTTTGGGGATTTTATTTCCACCATCATTAAATTCAAAAACGACATCAAAATCCCTATCATATCTTTCATAACAAGTACAAAAAATACTTTCAGACTTTGGATTTATAAGAACGGTCCATTTTCTTTTATCGTTTTCACTAAAATCCCTAAAGACATCTAGTACAATAAAGCCATTATCACGTAATCTCTTTTTAAAATAGCCTAATGTCTTTACTTTATTCTTCATACTTGTAAACCTGGTACAATATACTTAAGTTTTGTGGTTGCGTTTTCAATTTCAAACATGCTTAAGCCTTGATCGGTATTAATCTTAACTGTAATTTCATCTCCGTTTGCGCTTCCAAGCAATCTAACAATATCAAAATGAATTGGAAAGCTTACATTAGTGTCGTCTTCAATATCTGCAACTTTTATTGAGTAGCTATCAACAGATGAGTTAGATTTGTCGGTAATTTCAGCAAATATTTCATTATCAGCAATATTAAAGTACAATTTTTCTGATTCAGCTACAAATGCAGCCCCTTTTGCTAGTTCGGTAATCTTTCCTGAGTCAATTTTAAAGGTAATATTATGAGGTAATGACATTATTTTACTTACGCTTAATTTTGGTGCTTGAATAATATTATCATCTAAGAAATGATATTTAAAACGGAGCTTTTTGTCTTTATAAGAAAGCGAATTCGATTTATATTCAAGGTCGACTTCATTCCCTTCAATAAAAGACAAAACTTTTTCAAGTTTTCTTACGTTTGGTATGTTTAGTACGATATCATCTTTTAATTCAATATCGTAACTGGCATAAATTATTAATCCTTGCTCGTTATTAGCAATACATTCAAGTTTATTATCGTTATTTTTAATAATAATTGCTTCAGTCAATGCACTTATAGGTCGTAAATACCCATTTACAAATTGACTCTTATCTTTGATAGAAATGACCATAACTTATTATAGACACTCTGCTTGGGATTACAAGCTACTTTTTTTTATCTACTAAAGAGTTTAATTTACTTTCGATTTTAATAAGCTTCCTCTCGATATCATCTAGCTTTTCAAATATTTTGTTAGCTGTTGCTGAATTATCGAAATTTAATTCAAGTTGATTAGGGTCTACTTGAGGTATTTCTAATTGTCCTGTTTGTTGAGGCGGTGGTACAGGCTGAGGTTGGAAGGGTTGAGGTATATTTTGCGGTACTGGTTGCTGTTGAGGGGTAGCACCTACGATATTTAGAATGTCCCTATCCATTACCGTCTTATTAACTTGTTTAGCTTTTAAATTTACAGAAGGGTCAACTAAATTTTCGTTTACTTGATTGAGTTCATTATGGATTGCACCAAACATTGACCTAATGGCCATTGCATCCTCCATAGGATTAAAAGAAGGGTCTGGACCCTGAGCATTAACCGCACCAGGATCCAGACCTGCGTTATAGTCTACATTACTAGTCTGTTGTTTATCATCTTGCATTAGTTCATTTCATCTAAACTATTCAGCAAGCTTGCAATGTCCTCATCGTCATCGTCAGTAGAAGTGCTACTTGTCGTGCTTTCCACTGGCTTAGGTGTTTCAACAACAGGCTCTTTCTTAGTTTCGACTGTTGATGTTTGGACTTTAGCATTGCTATCAGTACTTACACAATAAAAATGCTCGTTCAAGATCTCATTTAGTTCGTCGTAGCTCTTAACTGTAAATACAGTTTCAAGATCTGACTGGTTATCATAGATTTCTTGAGCTTTATCCGAGTCCACCCCTTCAATTGCTTTAGGCATACCAAACTTCGATGAGACATAAGTCGGAAAATCGCCTTGCTTCTCAACTTTGATACGAAAATCGCATCCATTCTTACTGAGATCAAAGATTCGATAACCCAACTCATCGGCTTCATCACCTTGCATAGCCTCCATAATGATTTTATGCAACTGTCTACCAAAGCGCAACAACTTAACCGTACCGTTATTGTCTGGATTAACAGGGTCGTTAACCACATAGACGTTAGCCAACCAATTTTCACGACGCAAAATTGCTTTAGCCTTTTCCTTTTCTTCTTCGGTACCTGTTTTAGTAATGCGATAACGCGCTTCACCGATAGGATCACGTTCACCCCATGTCTGTGGGCTGATGTGATTGAGATACTGACCGGTTGCGAACGATGTCCAACCGTGTGAGTAATAGTGAAAGAATGTTTTAGTTGCATCTTTCACGTTTGGCAACAAACGAACTGTGTATGTGTTACCTACTTCCGTCCTCAAAAACTGTGAACGATTCGAACCCTTATCGTCCTTAGTCATTTCGGTCTTAATACTTTCGAATAATGATTTAATATCTGTCATTTTTAAGTTTCTTAGTTAATTTAGTTTTTCTCGTTAAGGTAACCGCTAGTTACCGATAACTTCTCTATTATATATTAATCTAACGAGGAGTCAACTTTGTTTTTACATAAATTAAACACCTTATCGAAAAACAATTTTGTTTCCTCCTTTTTATTGTAAAACTTTAAACGGTGTTGACTAATAGAGTTAATTGTATCATTAAGCATATGCATAATAACCTCTTTATCATGTTTTTTAAACTCCGGTTCAAAATTATTAAACGACATAAGAAAGTAAATTGATACATCTCCGTTTTTTAGGTGACTGAAAAAGGCATTCACCCTGTCAAATTCGTTTACCTTGTATATAATATATTCATCCCACGTTATTTTGTTCTCAATACAGTACTTTGTTACAAATAAAGCAGAGTTTTTGTAAAAAGATTTGGTTTCTTTTGAATTAATATCGTGTTTGTTTTTACTTTTAATAAAATCAAAATAAAGCTTACATGCCTTTAAAGAAGTATAAAATTTTAAGTCTAAATTAGGTTTATCTTCGTAAATATGGTACGGGGACTTAAAAAAAGTTTCAATGTTTATGTGTTTATGTTTAGTAAAAAACTGAGCTAGTTTTTTGCAATACATTTGTTTATCTTCCCCCAATTTTTCGAAATTATTACGAAAACGATAAGGTTTATTTTGAACCGTACGTGAAACTTTTAGGTGAAGGTTGTATATTAGTTGTTCGAACTCAGTCACTACTTTATTATAAGTGACCTCTTAACTTATCAATTTCTTTTTCTTACTATTCAAGTACTTCATTATGTACTTACTCTTATGCAACGAGGGTTCATAAAACAAAAACATTTTTACCATTTCAAAGTCGGTATCTATTTCAAGTAATTCTTTAAAAAGGGTACGTAATTTGGAATCTTTTAACAACATGATGAAGATATTAGGTAAATTAATCTTTTTGTTGTTAATAATTGAAACAAAAGAACAAAAGCCCATGAAAGCGTGCCCCACTTCTTTAGCACGGGCGTATTCTACCGGATTGTAAGAGTCATTTTTCATTTTTATGCTAACGCTACAGGTTTAAAAAGTTTTGAAAATTTAAGAAATGTTTCATTTAACTTTCCGCCTGCAGAGTCAGTATGACCCCCACCTTCACACAACTTCGAAGCCAACTTACAAAGATTAGTACTATCACCCTTCCTTTTCCTAACACTTACACTCTTAGATTTAGGATTAACTATAAACGCAATGTCGCATTTATACTTTTTGAGTAAACCACAAGCTATTTCATTAATATTATGATTACATACTAATGATACTAGTCGTTTTGGTTTTCCATCAATGTTTGTTTCGTAAATAAAGCCGTCGTCAGTTTTTAAAGCGTTGATTATCTTTTTATTTGCCAAAGTAATCATGTTTTTTTGATACAAATTAAACCCTTCAAAACCTTCTTTAAAGTCTTCTATAAACTTTTCTACTCTATTACCAGTATAACTCCAAAGCACCTGGTTTAACCCAATACTTTCTTTATGAGCAAGTCTATAGCAGTCATAATCGTCTATTAGTTCTATTAATTTTGCTTTTTTCTTAGTTAATTTAGTTACGCTCTTAGGATAATTGTTAATAATATATTTTAATGTTAATTTAGTTGTTGATGAATAGTTGCTATCAAGTATTAATTCAGTTTTGTTAAAGCCATCATAATTGTCTTTACCATTATGATGATCAATAACAGTAATATTTTTATAATTAAGTAAATCACTATGTTCGCTAACGTTCAAATCACAAATAAAGACACGATCGAAATCAGTTATCTTATTATTAGTAAGAAAAGACAGGAAATCTTCTCTAAAGTTTCTAAACGTGGTAGTTTTGTATTGAAATCCACAGTCTAATAACCAGTTAAGTACCATTACACTGCCAACCCCGTCTAAATCCGAATCACTAAAGATGTAATTCTTACCGTTCACTGCAATTAATTATAAAAACAAACATAGTTATCAAGTATTAGCTAATAACTCGATATTACCCATAACATTAGCTGCCGCATTACCCAAGTCTTGTACTTCACCGTCAGTAATTGTTAAAGTTGGGTAATGTATACTCATTTCCGTCTGACCGAAGTTAGGACCAAAACGGTTCTTCATAACCCCTAACCTTATTTGATCTAACCCCCTATCTTCTTCGTTTTGAAATATAGAAAATATAGCATCTGCTGTCATAGCTAAACCCATACTTTCACCAATAGTGTCTAATCCAGGGTCTTGAGTATCATATCCAGTTCTATTCAACTGTGTGGCTGTAATAATAGGACAATTATGAGTATACGACAAAGCTCTTACTTGTTCTGTTGCATATTTAACTCTTTCATAACTATTATTACCTATAGGTGAATGCATCAAGTTAATATAGTCAAGAACCAAGGCATCAATCTTAATACCCTTCTGTTCTATCTTCTTCATAAATGCACCCAACTGATTTGCTGTAATAGTACTTGGTGGAAACTCTTTAATTAAAATCTTACCAGTTGGATTAGAGTTAATATGATCTTCTAACTTACTTTTTAATGTCGGTATTTCAGTTCTCAAGTTGTTAATCTCGATACCAGTTAAATTTCCAGCTAATCTTTTAGCATACATTAACTCACTCATTTCTAAAGATACAACTAATACAGTTTTACCTTGTTTAGCCATATTAACTGCTATGTTACCTAGAAAGATTGACTTACCTACATTAGTTTCACCAGCAAACACATAGATAGATCTACCGTTTTCTAAAAACCCACCGTCTAACATTTCGTCAACCCAAGTCCAACCTGAAGGTACAGTTGGTTCTTCAATTTGAAGGTTGTCAATTAACTTCTGGTGATCAACTAATAAGTCAAAACCAATATCGACTGATAGGTTTATAGAACAACACTCGTTAAACCTTTCAAATATAACGGTTGGATCTACCAAACCTTTACTTACGTCTTCAGCAACTTCAAGCATTGTATGATATACTGCTTTTTCTTTAAGAAAACGTTCTGTACTATGATATAACTCGTCTTGATTAAACGTTTTATCAAGTTGATCAATTTTAAGAAGCGTTTCTTTAAGAGAAGTCTTTAATTCAGGCGTTGAACAGTATGTAGCAATTTCAGTAGCTGAAGGTATAGACTGTCTCTTAAAGAAAAATGCTTTTGCAATCTTAATTATGTCTTGATAATTTTTATTATCAAAGAATTTTGGTTGTAAAAAGTCTATTATTGATCCCAAGTAACGAGGATCAGTAAGACTTTTGTACATCACTACATTTTCGTAGTATTCTAAGTCCAGAGATTTATCAGACATATAAACTATGATAGACCATTAACTAAAATGATCAAGCTTCGGTTTTTAACGTGCTGATATTGATTTGATCATATATCCAGTCATATGTATGAGTAATACCCTTAAGTAACGGGTAATGTGGGGCCCAACCTAATTTTTCTTTGATTAGTGTGTTATCACTATTCCTACCCCTTACTCCTAGTGGCCCGTCAATATAATTTCTGACTAATTTCTTACCTGCAACCGTTTCAGCGGTTTCAATTAACTGGTTAATGGTCACCATTTCATCAGATCCAAGATTTAACGGTTCTGAAACATCAGAATCCATCAAACGTCTAATTCCCTCCACACATTCATCAATATATAAGAATGAACGTGTTTGTGACCCATCACCCCAAACATCTATACTACCACCATCTTCGGTTTCAGCGACTTTCCTACACATAGCTGCAGGAGCTTTTTCTCTACCGCCTTGCCACGTTCCTTGAGGTCCGTAGATATTGTGAAATCTTGCTATTCTACAAGGAATGCCGTAATTTCTTTGATATGCCATGTAAAGCCTTTCGGAGAATAACTTCTCCCAACCGTACTCACTGTCAGGGTTAGCAGGGTATGCAGAGGATTCTTCACAATTCGGGTTATCTGGGTCTAGTTGGTTGTGTTCAGGATACATACAAGCAGAACTACTGTAAAAAATACGAGTTTCTTTCTGTTCATAAGGGTAAACTCTCGAATCACTATACCACGGTAACTTAACGTATTGATTGAGCTGGTTAACCGAGTTTAGAATATTAAGATTAATAGTTGCTGAGTTTCTCATGACATTAGCATCATGATCACCCGTGAAGATATAGCCAGCACCACCCATATCAGCAGCTAATTGGTAAATTTCATCAAACTGTTCTTGATATTGAACAGGTACACTGGAATGATAATCACCAGTACGAACTATTCTGTCTACAAATTTTTGCCCCGTAAGATCACCTGTAACAAACTCGTCTGCTTGTGTTTGTGAAAATTCAGGATACTTAAGATCTACACCTCTTACCCAATAACCTTCTTTTTTTAATCTTGTAACAAGGTGGTTACCAATAAACCCACCTGCACCACATACTAACGCTGTCTTCATGTAAATATAATAATGTCCAATTAAAGGATATCAACTGAATACAGCAAAAGGGTTGCTATTTGTAAATTGAACTAACTCTATAAACCCCTTTCCTTTATGGTGACTATATACATAACCATCTAGTAAGCTTTTACTACCTTCAAACTCTACTGATGAAAAATTTTCACCATCTATAAACAACGTACTACCATTTTTAGTTAAGTATAGTTTACTATTCTTATCATCCCATACCCAACAAGTATGCGTTCCTTTAAATGCACTAAATGTCTCTTCCAATAGTTCTTTATCACTCAAACTCAAAGGACTTAAATCTAGTTCCTCCATAAATGCAGGAATATACGACGTATCTATTTCTCTAGTATCACTAGCCTCTGTTACTTCTTTATGATTCATAAGTACCCCGTTATGAGCTACATGCCATCTGCCATAATTAAACGGGTGCGACGTTTTCTCAGAATACTTTCTTACTGAACTAGTAGGAGCTTGGTGATGACCCAAATAATAATCCCAATCTTCTAGATAAAGATTATCAATATCAAACATCTTGCGTTTGAATGTAGTAATCGTATCATTTTTAATACCTGAAAACGTAGTTGCGTATCCACCGCGGTCTTTGTTAAGTTCATATAAGCTAATAAACTTACTTCTTTCAGTTGAACCGAATATTGCACACATTTGTTTATATTATAGCAAATCTAATAAATAATTCAATATGAAAGATAAGGATAACCAATTTTTATTCGAATCTTACAGAGAAACCGTAGAAGAAGGCCGTAAAAAGAAATATGCGGAAAGAGAACGTAAGACTGTAATAGATCCTGATACAGGAGAAGAACGAAAAGAGTCATATTATGAAATGATGATGAGAATAAAAGGTATCCGTGGTGGTGCTGGAGCAAGAAGCAGAGCAACAAGATATAAAAAAGCTTCTCAAGGTAAAGTTAAATTAAAAGGTAGGAAATTTAAACCAGCAGAAAAAGCATACGACACTTTACTTAAAGGCGTCGAAAAAGATATCATTAGATACGTAGAAAACAGCCCTGAAGATGCAAATGATATTATTAATTTTGCTTCAGAATATGTTGATAAAGCTTTCGCAAAGAAAGTTGTAGAACAAATGATTCTAAATGGTATATTAGATGAAGTATTTGAAGGTGAGCAACCTGAGCCTGATGTCGACCCTGATAAATTGGGTGAACTTGAGGGTCATATTGAATACGACAAAGATGACCCTGAAGTTGAAGTTGCTGATGAATTAGAAGATTACTAATTTTTATTCAGCCCATTCCTGTATAGGCATATTCATAGTTGCTGGATCCAATTCCCCAACTTGAGGGTGCGGGTTTGAAGGATCAACAGCTAAATCATCATGTATCTTTTCAAAAGCTAAGTTACACTCAAGATCAAAATTAGCACCAAATATAGTACCGGGGTTTACTTTAGGCCAACTATCATAAACATATTTCCAGTTTTCTTTAATATAGTCGAAAGCCCATTTCTTCTGTCTATGCCAGTGTTCACTGTCATGCAACATAAAAATATCTGAATGACCTTTAGAAGCATACTTAACCCAGTTCCATCTATTTTCGTAACTACCGGAATCTATAAAAATAATATCATAGAATCTATCAACTTTATCAAATATAGGTGTACCCCAAACCCAAGGACCTTGCGAATCATATTCAAGAGACATTTGATAATTATCGTTTACTAGTTCCTTTCTTTTTTCTTCATACTCTTCCCAAAATGCAGGATAAAATTCAATACCCCACACATTAGCTTTATCTTCTTTAGTAATTTCGGAAAAATATTCAGAACTACCGTCACCGATACCTACTTCTAAAATATTAAGTTTACCTTTTTTCTCGTATAATAAATCTACACAGTGTTTTAAAAATGGTCTATGCGATCTAAAAGCATTAGGATCAGGGTATATATTTCCCTGAAAACCTAATTTTGATAATTCTTCTTCTGTAAATGTTCTCATTATGGTCCTCTAGTTCCTTCTGTATTTAAGAATACTTCATCATGGTATGGTTTGCAATTATGTTTTTCCCAAAACTCAGTTAAGTCTTGTTTATATGGTAACGGGTCAATATAACCTGCATCAGCGAACCCTTTAAGTCTTAAAGAACTACTTGGTGTGGTTGCATCACATAAATCTTCACCACTATAACATGTGTATGTATCTTTGAAGGAAATTGAATTACTATAGCCGTATTCGACAATAGCTTTTTTATCCATTTCTAATAATGGACATTGTATCTCCATTTCATATTTTCTATTCAATTGAATTAAATGTTGAAATGCGTCTTTAAATTCTTGACTTGCGTCCCAGTAACCTGCTAAACTATCCACTTTTGTAGCACCGTGATATATATAATTAGCGTTTACCGTTTCAGCATAAGCACATGCTAACGATAAAAATATTTGGTTCCTAAAAGGTACGTAACTTGCTGGTTGAGCTTCTCCAACCATTTTTGTAACATCTGGGTTTCGAATATCTAAATTAGTTATAGAATTATTACGACCAAATATTTCGATAAGATTAGTTATATCTATAACAACATGTTCGATATATGAATCCTCAAATGAATGATTAAAAGATAAAAGTTTAGCATGTTGAATCTGTGTCTTCGCACATTCTATTTCCCTTTTATGTCTTTGACCATAATCAAAAGTCAAACAATAAAGATCATTAACGCTAAATTGTGCTAATCTAAGCATAGCGGCACTATCCATACCACCGCTAAATATCATTACCCCACTCTTACGTTGTGGTGGAGGTGCTTCTTCTATATTACCAGTATTTTCCATAGTAAAAATCTTCGATGATTATAAAATCCATCTGCGAAGTTTCAAGCACTTTCATTGCATCAGCTATAGTATTAAGAATAGGTTTACCTGCAATATTAAACGATGTATTTAACAATACCCCATGACCTGCTTTAGCTTCAAATACGGTAAGAAGATCATAAAGCCATTCATTCTGTTCTCTTGTAATGGTTTGTACTCTTGCAGTCCCGTCTACATGAGTAATAGAGCTTAGTTCCTTTTGCCATTCTTTACGTACCCTTGGGCAATAAAGCATATGTCTTGTTTCGCCTTCCCATTCAAAATATTTCGAAACATCTTCAAGTCTAACTACCGGGGCAAATGGCCTATACCACTCCCGGTGTTTAACTTTATGATTCAATATATCTTTCATCTCAGGAAAAGCCGGGTTACAAATAATAGACCTGTTTCCTAAAGCTCTAGGACCATGTTCACATCTACCTCTTGCAACTCCAAATATTTTTCCTTCACATAGATAGTTTACTATGTCTTCAAAGTTAACAGGTTTAGCAACGTTACTTTCGATCCATGCCGGGTAACAATTTTTATCCATTAGTTCCGTACCACCATATGTAATATCAATAGGTTCTTTGGGTTTATTAAAACCTGCTAGCAAACCTAACGCAATACCACAGTCATTTGTATTGGGTGCTACAAAGCTAGGTCGATTAGGAAATTTCTCTTTAATTTTAGTTGCAAGTAGAATATTAAGACCGCAACCACCGGTAATAATAATTGGCAGATCTTTATATTTGTCAATATACGGCATTGCAACTTCAAAAAATACATCTTCAAAAGCCTGTTGAGATGTAGCTGCTACATCCCAGCTAACTTCTTTTTCTAATCTGTTATTTTCATCGAATACCAAATTACATTTTCTACCTATAATGTTATTAAGTTTTTCAACATAATCTTCACCATCAGGTTTTGAATAATAGAACTCTTTAAATGCGTTTAACCATTCGTGTCTAACTTTACCGAACCCACACAACCCCATAATTTTCCCACTATAAACAAGATTACCATCTGAAATCCATTCTTGTTTAATATCGGGGCAATAATGTGCAAAACACATATAAGGAAAACCAAAGTCATAATCATAATCATGTCTTTCTGCAGGGTTTGTTTTATCCAAATATTTTACCCCGTCTTTTCTATTAGCTGTAAAAATATTAAAAAAGCCGTCATTACCACCACCGTCAAAACTAAAAATAATAGCTTCATTAAAATTAGATTGATAAAATGAACCACTTGCATGTGCATGGTGATGCCACCCTTCTAAAACAGTTTTTGCAGGAATGAAATCTTTATAACTATATGTTATATCGTCATGTACACATTCCGTATTGATATGAATTAGATTTTCGAAGGGTGGCACATAACCAAGTTCTTTTTCAATATACTCTAATACTGCGTATACGGCTTCTTCTCTAAAACGCAACGGCTTATATTGAGCTAACCCAATATTTTTAATATTAAAAAAACGTTCAAGTTCAATTACATAATATTCCCCGTTATCTTCAAGGGCGATAGCACCATTGTGCGAACCGTAAAAAGCAATATTTGCCATGATGTTATTTACCGTAGCTATATGCTAATTTCAACTTTTTATCTAATTCAGGAATAATAAAATTTTCCCAAAGATCTACATCTTTTCTCCAATTTTTATAATAACCTATTTTATCTCCCACCTTACGTTTTCCGTCCTCACTCTCGATACCAATTTGAAATGTACTACCGGTCTGCGTTAATATCCCATGATTAACAGCCATGTCTTTCAAGCCACTATACTTGTCTAAACCGGTTTTAAAGTTAAGGTAAATCTCTGCTTGCAAATAAGGAGGTACAAAACGATTTTTGGTTGTCAAAAACCGAAGTGTGCTACCCGAATAGTTTCGTGATTCAGGTAACATTTCATCATTATCGTTTGATGCATCTTGACGTTCCTTTTTATTAGCAAGTTGTACCAACACACTTGCCATATACTGGGGTCCACTACCACCAGCAGCGGTCTTAACTAACGTAGGCATTAACGCAGAAGGATCGTCATAGGTATGATTACTAAACAAAATAGTGGTTCCTGACAACCCAGCCTTATAAGTTAAAATTCTCATCATAGACTTTAACTGTTTAGCTCTAAGACCCATATCCATTGCACTCTTATCTTTAGCAGCATCATCTACCTCTTTTTGTGATGCTAAGTTACCTAAAGAGTCGATAGAAATAATAAACCTACCTTGTAACCCCTTTTCAACAATACTATCAAGCAAAGCTACTACTTGGTTACGACATTGTTCTACTGTATATACGGGTACATATTTGGTTTTAGTGGCATCAAGACCAACGCCTTCTGTACTTTCTTTATCAACAGCAAACTCGGTGTCAAAAATAACTGGGTGGATACCTTGTTTCTGTGCGTTACCTAAAATTTTATTAATAATATAAGTCTTACCTGATTGAGATGGTCCAGCAAAACCAATTAATCTACCTTTCGGTACACCACCACCAACACACCTACCACCTATAATAGCATTCAATGCATAACAACCTGTATCATACCAGGTATCGACATTAGATAGTGCGTTTTCACTTAAGTATGTAGCTTCAGGGTTAAGTTTATCTAAACTTGAAAAAACATCTGCGATCTTATCTTTAGCCATGTAGTTATTATAGATTATAAAAACGGGTAATCAAGACAAAAAAAAGCGCCTCCTAAGAGGCGCTAAAGAAATATAACTTAATCATCAAACAATTTCACTACTTCTGGTTCCGCCTCTTCGCTTGGTGCGTCCGGAGCAGAGAATGTCGTAACAATTTGGCTATATTGGCTTTTTAGTTTGTCGTCCAGATGTTCAGCACAATCACTATCGATAATAGTGTTTTTCCTAAATGTCCAAGTAGTGCCTTTCTCACGTCCTTCAAGGGTCAAAAATTCTCTAAAAAACATAGGAACTGTTTGCACCTGAAGTTGGCCTTGTTCATTAGGTTGAACAAAAATTGTACATGGGTTCTTAAGTGAAATGGTGGAATCATCTTCTGATACCAAATCACCGATTACGGTTCGACCTACCTGGTCAACAAATATCTTTAGTGTTACATCTGACATAACAATATTTTATATATTCATCCCTTTGAATCAACTACTATTCAGATAATAAGCTAAATAAATCACACTGCACTGCCTGGTTTGGTAAATAACATTTCCAGTTAACTGCTTTATAAAATCGTTCGATAGGAGCAAAAATTAACTTTTCATAAATTTTATCGTAATCTGGTTTGAAAAATGCATCAAATTCTTCAGGCCATTCGTACTTATATGCAATAGAATCAACATTATATTTGTTTGGTTTCTTAACATAGAAAAATCTAACCTTATCCCCCGAACCAATCAGTTCATATTTTTTATCAAGTTTATGCAATTTTACCAATTGATTGTAAAAATAGCTTGCTTTTGCATGTATTGGCATACCCTTTACTGTCTTCATACCGTCACATTGACCTGCATATTTTTCATACCCTTTTAACCCCATTACACTTGCAATATCAGTTATAGGCAAATCTTTGAATTTATCATAAACCACTTTCATTGCTTCATTGGTTTGCTGGTAGTCTTGAGTACTGAGCATTATCTCAATTACATTTTTCATATGAGGTTTTAATGAGTTCGGTAACGTAGTTCTAACTACCTCTACCCCAGTATACTTCGTTTTGTTTATCTTAGCACCTTCGTCATCAAGTATGTTCATGACATAACGTTTCTTCTGTAAGAATACACCAACTTCGCCAATACACTCACGCTTGAATACAAATCTACAATCTTTACTATTGAATACCTTCTTACCCCAAATCATTATTTGCTTATTCAAATAAGCTACCAATTCGTCTTCAAGCTTGTATATATCATCATGAACTTCACCCTTTTCATTTTTGAAGTTTAACCCTAAATGGTTAATCAGTAACTCAATTGATGCATAAGAGGAATCTGTGTCATTATAAATGATAGGATCCTTCTTCTTTAAGTCTTCATCACTCAAACCAGTTTTAAGTTTGATAAAGTCTCTAATAATTACGTTACTTTGTTTAATTACTGCTTGACCACTTAATGTAACTGATGATGCAATATCGTCATCCCCAATAGGTGCATTTTTGTTACCGAAATATCCATATATTGAGTTAATCAAAATTTTCACCGTTAACTGTTTGGTCCCGGCTCGTTGTGAATCTACCCCGGTCTTTTCATAATCTGGATCGCTTTTCTTCATACTTGCATGTTTCTTTTTCAAGTCAACATACTCATCTTTGAACACTTTGCGTTTTTGATAATAATAATCTACAATTTCAGGAATGATACCCTTTTCTTGTTGATGGAATACAATATTAGCTTTTGATACTGTAAGTTTGTAATCCTTTATCATCTTAACAAAAGTTGGAATAGTAAACTCTTTGACTTTACCACTTACCATCTCCATAACAACCCGGTCATCAGTTTTTTCTAGTATTTTACCAATCTTAGTTTCAGGTGATAAGTTGAGCGATATCATCACATTAGGATATAGACTGTTAGCATCAAAAGATAGAATGTAGTTTTGGAACCCTTGTTGGGGTTCACCTACATATGCACCTGGATTCTTACCCGTGTCTTCCCCTCGTATAAAAGTAGGTATGACTTGTTGTTTGTGTCTTGCACGAATACAAAAAGCCCCATTAATCACCGATAACGCACCCATAGCTGCGTCAAAGGTAACACACCCTACATAAGCTAACATCCGTATCAAACCCAAATATTGTAGCTTTTCTTCTAATCTTACGAGTAGGTTTACGTCCTGAATGTTGTAGTCAATAAACTTATCCCAATCAACGTCAGATAAGGTTGCCAAATCCATACCTTGAAACTCCACCTTTCGTTCACCTAACTCAAGTTCACCAATTGCATCAAGTTTATATGATTCCCTTAAAGGTGCGAACTTTTTGTATATATCTAAATAGTCTAACAAAGCTATACCTTCAATATACCAACGTATTTGTTGCCTACCAAAAGCACCTTGAATGCTTCGATAATATACATTGTTTACAGGTGATAATCTCTTCATTTCTTCACTACCCATAATACGTTCACAACGTTTTATAATATATGGAATATCGAAGAACTCAGAGTTCCATCCACTTAAGATATCTGGGTAATCTTTCTCAAGGTAATCAAGGAACTTTGCAAATAGTACCCTTTCAGTTTCACAATAAACGTATTCTAAATCGTCTCTACCTTTACCTTTATACTCTTTTGTACCCCAAGTATAAAACTTTTTTTCAAGATTATCGTAAACTGTAATAACATTAATCGCATGATTAGCATTTTCGATATTTGGAAACCCATCAGGTGAATAGGTCTCAATATCTAACAAAAGCATCTTGATTGGGTTTTTCGTAAAGTCGTCAGTTTCATTTACTTGCCAAAAATTATCTAATAAAAATTGTTGCTTTACTGGTAAATGCTCAAACAACCTTTTTATTTTGTTGTTTTTAATAAACTGTCTTCTTTCAGATTCACGTTTGAATACCACCTTACGCAAAGGTGTCTTGTAAATAGAAGTTGCAGTTTGATGCCTACTATCTTTAGGTTCAATATAAAGATACGGGTTGTAACTTTGCGTTACTTGTATTCTATTTCCATCCTCATCCCAAGTGAACAGTCGCATTTGTTCTTGTGAGGGCTCATAAACAACATTCCTATACATACCCGTTAATTATAAAGGGTTCTTAGGATTTATCAAGCTTTATTTTCTGGCAAACTATTGAGAAATTTTCTCCTTGGATCGTTCACCGGGTAATTATAATTTTCAAAAAATTTACCAATATTTTCTTCCTTTTCTAAAAATCTTGATTCTGCGAAATTCCTACCAGCTACTGATTCTTTGATAAATCTTCTTTCATCTTTAAGAACAGTTTTAATCTGATCAATCATTTCTTCACCGGTTTTAAATTTAATAGGTGCATTTTCGTATGTACAAATATCTTGACATGCAACTGGTAAACCGAAACAACTTGCTTCAAGATGTTTAAGATCACTCTTAGATTTATTAAAATTATTATCTCTCAAAGGAGCTATCATCATATTAGCATTTAATGTGTATATTTTTTCCGGGTAATTATATAAATCACACCATGGGTGAAATTCAATTTTGCCTTTTTGTACTAAATCAGTTAAGTCGCGAGAAATGGCACCTAAAAATACCCACTGAAAATCGTCAACTGTTGATCTTATAACATCATTAACGTGAAAGAAATCATCTTTACCTTTTATCCTATTATCTACATCAATATGAGCACCTGAACCAGACCAAACTACACGGGGTTTACGTTTATGCTTATCGTAATCAAATTCTATCTTTTCACGGTTATAAAAATTACCCATCCAAAATTTAGGTACATAGTTGGGTATAACTGTTACAGGTAGAGTATTAGTTTTTGATTCGTAATAATCTTTCATGAACTGACACGTAACGGTCATTTCGTCACACAGTTCCATTATTTCTTGGATACCGTTTCTTATTTCATCACTCGTAAATGCAAATTTGTATTTGTTGTAATCTGGAATATCTTCCCTAAAAGCTAAATCATCAATTTCGTAAATTAACCTAAACCCCACTTGACTTGAAATCTGCTTAAGGTATCTTACAAACTTTAATTGATCTGGTGAAGCTTGTCTTTGTAATTTTATGGCTACTGCGCGTTGATAGTGATTAGGGTCCATAGTCATTACGGTGGATGTATGAACCATACACTTCATACTTGCATTAAGCAAATATTCAGGCCATATAATACGCCAAAAACCACAACCACCATAATCAGCTACATAGTTCATAAAACGTGGCGTACCTTCAGGACCAGGGGCAGGTTGACCTATCTGAATTTTTTGTTTATTAATGAAATTACCTGCAAAAGGGTTATGCCCTCCGAATGGATTGTTTTGCTGTAAAGGTGATTGAAACATTAAATTTTATTTACTTGTTAATCAGTCATTATCAATTTCTGTATAATCAACTTTTCGTGTTATGCCGTTTGATTTTTCCAAATATATAACTTCACCAGTAGCTGCTTTTACACTTTCTTTTCTATGACTTATAACGTATACGCATTCATTGTATTTTTCTACTCTTTCGCGTAAAATATTGGTTACTAAATCTACACCACGTTCATCAAGACTACTATCGAATAGTTCATCATACATACTAAAGTTAAATGAAACATCTCCTTGTAATCTTCTTATATCCATGAAAGCAAATAAGCAAGCCAAATCGATATTTTTCCGCTCTGCTCCAGAAAAGTTAAAATATGAACAGATTTTATTTTTTTCATTAATTATTTGTTCTTCAAAATATTCGTTAAAAATACAAACACAATTACTATCCATTTTTTTAAGATAGTAAGCAAGCTTTTGATTAAAGACTTGCAATATCTTCTTTACAATATAAGACTTGACACCTTCTTCAGATACAACATACTTTACCACGTCAAGCATATTAAGTTTATTCTTTACTTTATCGAGTTTCTTCTTAATATCTTCAACTTTACCGGTATAGTCTTTAATCATACTATCAAAATTAGTGTCATTTGTCTTTAATTCTTTAATATCTAACTTTAATTGACTTTGCCATTCTAACATTTGTTTAGCTTTTTGCTTAAGAAGCTTCTGTTCATTTATTTCATCAGAAATGGTTTTAATTTTTTGTCTTGTTTGATTTACACCCGTGTAAAGTTTATTTTGGATATTTTTTATATTGTTAATTTCTTTAGTAATAGACTCTATCCTATCATTGTAGTCTGAAATTTGATTTTCTATTATCTTTTTTTCTTTATTAATGTGATCTGAATCGTGTACTTCTATTTTGCGAAGACATGTAGGGCATACTTCTTCATCAGTACCTATTTTCGAAAGCATTTCTTCATACTGAGTTTGCAAACCAACAATTTTACCAATATGGGTCTGTTTTTCAGCTTTATCAGAATCAAGTTCCTTAATTTTATTTTCTATCTTTACAATTAGTTGTTCGTTTTGTTCTATTGCGTCTTTTTCGATAGTTTTTAACTGACTTTTTATTTCTAATAAATCACGTTTATTATTTTCTTGTCTAGTTTTGTATTTTTCTAATTTACCTTTACGTTCTGTAATTACTTGTTCTTTTTGTAAATTTAAATTAGTTAAAGTTGCACCGGTTTCATCATAACTAGTAGACTCGATATCAAAATGCTTTCTTGTATCGTTGTAATCGTTACGAAGCATTGAAATCATGTTACTAAAAATTTGTAAATTAAAAATACCTTCAATAAACTTTCTTTTTTCAACCTTCTTTTTAGCCATAAAGGGTATTGTATTGTTTACTGTCATTATAATACAGTTTTGAAATACATCCTCAGTACAACTAATTAAATCTTTTATATATTCGTTAGTGTTAATTATTGAATCTCTGGTTATATCTTCTTCGTTTTTGAATATATAACATTTTGAAGGAGATAAAGTCCTGTTAATAGTATACTTGTCTGTTTTTTGAGGTGTTGCTACAGTAAATGATAAAGATACGGAACAAGTATCATTATTAAGATTATTTGGAATAAGTTCTTTTTTTAGTTCCCTAAGTGTAGACCCGAAAAGTGCAAAATTAATAGAATCAGCGATCGTACTTTTACCTACCCCGTTTCTACGATCTTCTTTATCCTTATTCCTACCAGTAATAATATTGAAGCCTTTAGTAAATTTTACTCTTACTTCATCGTTACCTACGGACAGAAAATTTGTGATTATTACTTCTTCGAAGAAGATTTGCTTCATCTAGTACAATTATACTGTACGTACCTTTTTCTTCAACTTATCAATCACGTCTTGTTTAGAAAAGGTATCCACCAAATCTTTAATTTCACATTTAAATTTTAGGTAAAATATTTTCATACCTCTGACAAGCCTGTCCTCAAAGTCTTCTTCATATCTTTTATCGTTATTAACGTTGGTGACAATTTTATTTTTTGCACTTTCTAAACTCGGAAACCATAAAAATGGTGTACTAAGATTTTTCTGTGAAACCCTGTAAGCAAAATCAGACCATTCCATAGCAGCTCTATATCTTTCATCCAAGAAACCTACTTTTTCGTAAACGTCTGTGTGGGTATAAACAAACCCACCACTTGTACCGTAATTTAATGATACGGTATCGTCTTTTACGTCGAGTTTCATTCTGACATTTACATCTTCACCAAAAGGGTCGTCTTCTTTTACACAATAATAAAGACATTTAAGATTCATTTTCTTTGAAGTATTAATGTAATCTTCAAAAACCGTTTCGTCAATTATTTCTATACTGTCATTTAACAAAAATATATGTTCAATAGATTCGTCTTTAAGTAGTTCCCTAATTCCAACATTATAACATGCACTGGGATACTTTTCTTTAGCAAATGTAATAACATTCTTAAACTTTGATTTATCTACAGGTGCTTGATTGTTACCATCTATGATTAAAACTGTGTTCTCAGTTAAATCTCCAAGTCCTCTGATACATCTAGTTAAAGGTTTACCTCCTAAAGAAAAAACTACTATACCTACTCCTTGCATGACTTATATAAATCTATTGTATATTGAATGACGTCTTTTTTATTGTTAATATCCAACATTGTAACAAACTCTGTTATGGTTGATTCATAATCAACACCCGAATATTCAAAGTCTAATTCGCCTTCTACCGAAAATTTATTAAAATTTATTTCGTAGTCAACAGTTATCGAAAAAGGCTTTAAGTTATTCAAACATATCATAATAATATCTAAATCATCACCTTGAATATTTTTATCAATAACCAATTTTATTATATTACCCTTTATTAGCTGTTTAAGTTCAGGTGTTATCCCGTCATGTTTAATAAGGTCACTTAAAAGTAACTTAATATGTTTTGGTGATACTTTATTTTCAGTGAATTTAGGGTTTTGTATGTCGTCAAAGTCTAAGATGTAATACCCTTTTCTACTTTCCGCATCACCAAAATCCATTTGAAAGGGGTTACCAAGATATAAAATTTTACCTTCGTCATACTTTCGTTCAGACCGTAAATGAAAATGACCAGTTATGATCATTTTTGATTTATTTAAAAGAGATTCAGGACTATCACCATGATCACAAATTTTAAAATTGTTCATTTTAAAGTCGGTGAGTTCAAAATGACCAAAAACAAGATCACATTTAGGAATATCCTTTACATTAACTCCCCAAGGTACAAAAGAAACTCTTTTATCGAAAATATCATCTACAGTAAGGGTATCAATTACAGTAATATTTTTCCAACCACCAAATAACGATAATGAATTAACAGTACTGGTATCTTTATAGTAACAGTCATGATTACCTGTAATCATTACAATATTATAATCTTCTAAAATATCAAAAAACTGTTTTGCAACTTGTAAACTATTTACTGCAATTTCATCCCTGTAGTGAAATAAATCACCACAAATCATTATATCGAAAATTTTCTTCTTTTTAAGTTCTTTATCGAGCCAGGTTGCCCATTCAATCAAAATTTTATGCCAGTTATTGTTATTTTGGTGAACTCCAAGATGAATATCTGAGATACAACATATTTTTGATTGTTTGAAATTTATATTGCCCACAGTAAATATGATAGTATATAAACCTATGAGTACAACCTTAGTAACTGCAATATATTACGGCGATAGAGAAGGCAAATATGGGGGTCGTTGTTGGCAAGAACAATATTATTTTTCTTCATTTCAAAACATTTATAATTTTGGATTACCAACTGTAGTGTATACAGATGATAGGGGTGAATGGAAAATAAGAAGATTTTTAGATTACTTAGATTCTGTAGGAGTGGAAAACAAGTGGGTTATTAAAAACTCGCCTATTGGTGATTTTAAATTTGCAGATAAGATTTGTGAACATAAAAAGATATATTGGGACTATGCTACAAAAGAAGTAGAAGAAAGAAGAAAAACTAATCCTGATGAACCTGGGTTTTTTCATGCTCGTAACGAAGTGTTATGTCACAGAAAATTATACTTCTTAAAAGATATTGCAGATGAAAACCCATATGATACTGATAATGTTGTATGGGTTGATAGTGGTATTACTCACTGGGGTTTAAACCCGTTTAGTAAAGGTGGGGTCGAAATTAATAACTTCTTTAACAAAAAGCATTATTACCCCTATAACAAAAACAATATGTATACACCACAAATAGGTAAAGGTATAAACAATCTAATCGAAAAGCACGGTATGTTTACATCTAAACATAACAATTTATGGTATAATAAACACCATGTAAAGGTATTAGAAGAATTGTTACAAGAAGAATATGGTGTAGATAAACTTGATCATATTGAAATGCAGTTAGTTGGTGGTGTTATTGGTATTAAACCTACCGAGTTCAAAGCTTTGTTCGAATTTTACGAAAAAGCATTAATTAAACTTGCTGCTACAAGACCACCTAAAACTGATTTCTTTACTGAAGAAATTATTTTATCAGCTTATTGGAAAATTAGAAACCATTTTACTTTAGATTTTACTGAATGGAATCACGATAGTAAAAATGACCCGTCGTTTGTTGATATGGGTGAAGATCCTGATGTGGATAAGAAAATAAGATTTTATAAAACTTGGGATATGATTAGTTCTTATGCTTAAGAACTTTAACCGTAATAAAGATCATCTTCACTTACCGGTTTAACATAAACTTTCTGTGTAGCATTATCAGAGTCATTTAAGGTTTGTTCATATACTCTTTCTTTATATTCATTTACAGCTTCGTGATGACGTTTTTCTTTCTTAATACGATTAATGAAAGCGTGAAATGCAATCGTTGTAAAGTATGAAAATGGGTTGTACTTTTTGCCTTCACTATCAGTTGCTTCTAGATTAAATTTTTTATTAAACAACGCTGTAAACATTTTAACGACAGCATCACCAATCATTTCATCTTTATATGAGTAGTTTATAAAATTTGGTGCATAACTTAACCCTTTTGCAATTTTGGTTATCATTTCACCAAGTTCTTCACTACACACTTCTGTTTTATAATATTCTGCAATAGCTTCTTTAAATTCTTTAGAGTTAACGTAGTGTTCTTTGCTCTTAGGCTTGATCTTAACTCCGTTTTTTGGCTTTTTTGATTGCATATCTAAATCATATTATAGTATATGAAAGTATAATATCAACTCTTTTCCTTAATATTGGTTATTTTAAGATTTATATTTTCTTGTTGGTATAATTCTAATCGTTTATCAGAATGCGTACCACCATAACGTAACTGATCTGCTATATCTATAATAACTAATTTGTTTTTATTTTCATGCAGTCGTAATCCTCTTCCGATTGACTGAAGAATTTTAATTTTTGCTTTACCGCCAGAGGCAAATACAATATAATGTAAATTATTAATACTGATCCCAGTAGAAAAAATCCGGCTAATTGCAATACAAATAATATTATTATCCCGCTCAATAAGTTTTTTAACTTTATCACGCTCTTCAACATCGACTTCACCTCTTATAAAGTATACTTGTTTACCTTCATTGTTATTTTTAAGTTTTTCATATAAAGCTTCTCCGTGCTTAATATAATCGACAAGTATTAACGAATTATTTTTAACACCCGTTGTTAGTTTATCAATTACATTATTACGAAAAGTATTTTCGAATAAAAATTCAAATTCTTGTCTATACCTTTCACCTGGGTCATTTAACTCAACACTATAGTTAGGTTTAGTGTGGTAATGTAACTTAATTATATGAGCAACTGCATTAGTTACATACTTTTCTACACGAAGTTCATAACTTCTTTTTTGGTATATTACAGGCCCGATTTTGCCTATAATGTTCCACTGATCGGAATTATTATCTGGTAACGTTCCTGTAAATCCGAACTTGTTGTGAGTCTGTATAGATTTAATTATTTTGTTTACTTTGTTTGAACGTCTGACTTTATGACATTCATCTATAACCAAAACGTCTAAAAATTGTATCCATTCTAAGTCTGTTTTTTCACTCTGTAATATACCTAAGTTAGCTATAACCACATTACTGGTAATATCTAAATCGTTATTACCTGTCCACTTTGAGAATGAAAAAGTTACACCATAATTTTCAAAATCAGAAAATGTTTGATTCACAAGACCTAAATCAGGAACTATAACTAAAACTTTCCAAGTATCTTGTTTAGATTCAGCGTAACCTCTTTCTAGTAAGTTTGCCATGGTTAAAGTCTTGCCACCTGCTGTTGCTAACATGATAACACCGCGACCTTTTTCAACACATTCTTCTACTATTTCATCTTGATAATCTCTTAACTCTAATTTTAATTTAATATCAGATGAATTTTTAAATTTTGGTTTAATAGCCTTTTTTATTGAACTATCCAAGACTATTTTTTCTTCAGGATACTCTTTTTTAATGTATTGAATAATATTTGCTGTTAAGCCTACTTCATATTTTCCTGCGGGTGTGATTACATAAGTACGAGCAGGCATATATCTCCCGTAACGTCTTGCGAATCTTGCGCCTTCATTTTCAAATGAAAAATGTTCTCTAATTGAATTAAGATGTTCTGTTTTTATTACAGCTTGACGCTTTCTAGTGTCGTACTCGAACGTAACCATCACTCTGATTATAAAGAATTTACCGCCCTTTTCAAGATAAATATTTAAATGCTGCCTTTAATATTTTATGAAGGCATAGTGGAGCCACCTTCAGAAAGTCTGGCTTTAAGAGCCGTTTGTTTGTCGTTCGAAACTGATTTTGTATTAGAAGTATCGGAAAATGAATATAAAGACATTTATTTCCATTGGATAAAAACAATACATCTAGATGATTTTATTAATGACATTGTAACAAGACAAGAAAAGGTATACGGATTAAGACTAGGTAATGTGAATAAAAATCCCTGTCTAAAAATAGACAGGGTGTCTTGGGATAATGTAGGTAAAGTTATTAGTATTATTAC